CCGGGGCCGCTTATATAGCCTCCGTTTGCTTTTCCATCACCTGCAAGAAATCTAATAAGTTGCTCTAATCCTCTAAGTCTTAATCCGTCGTCTCCTCCTATTCGTACTTCGCCTTTTTCATTTTGTAAACTTTTAACAGCATTAATTATTTGATTAAGCCCAGGAAGTTCTGGTAACTCTAATTTATTCCATTTGTCAACAAAAGCATCTATTACTGAATCAAATCTATCCGCAATTCCGTCAAAAAAAGGTTGCATTTTAGGAAATATATTTGGATTGGTAAATGCCTCTGTAATTACATTTAGTAATCCTCCGAGTATAGCACCCCCTATAGCTCCTTTTGGTCCAAAGGTCATACCAAAAATAGCGCCAGCGGTAGCGCCTTCTGCAAATGCTGATCCTAAGTCTTTGATCATACCATCAGGACCATCAGGAAGAATCATCTGAGCGGCTAAGCCTGTTACTTCTCCTGCAACAAGACCTATAGTAAGACCTCTAAGTATACTTGTGCCTAATAATTTACCAATATTTACAAATTTACTAAGTTTTGACTTTTTAGAAAAATCAAAAGCTAATTGATCGCCAACAGCATTTTTTAACTTCTGATCACCTTTAAGCGCATCTTTAACAAAATTTAAACCAAATGCTCCTGCAAAACCTATTCCAATAAGTTTACCTAATCTTTTAGAAAAAGGGCTGTCCTTGTCTTCTGTAAGGCCCATACCTAGAAAAATAGCAGTTGCCATAGAAAAACCAAATTTTCCAAGAGCCGTTGCAAGTCCTGGAAATAAAAGAGTACCTGCTCCAACAGCAAGTGCTAATCCTGCTAATCCAGAAACTAATTTAGCTTTAAGTTCGTCTTCTGAAGGTATTATAAATTTAGTTATAGGGTTTTCTTTATCTTTAAATCTTTCTTCTAATCTATCTCCTGCTTGTGCTTTAAAGTCTGGTGTTATTGGAATAACAAGTTCTTCACCAAAAAGTCCTCTAGCAAAACCTGTTCCAAATGACTTAAAAATATTAAAAATTTTTAAAGCAAAATCACCTAACATTCCGTCTGTACCGTCTTCAAAGGCTGATCTAAATAGTTTACCAGCCCCCGCACCAGCTTTTTTTAATTCTTCTTCAAATGCATCAGTTTGTGTTAAAACAAGAATTGCACTAATTTTAACAGCCTTTTTAAAATCAAAACCTGCTAACGCTGCACCAGTTATTGCAAGAGTTATTGCTGACAAAACTTCTCTATCAGCTAAAATTCCGTTTTTAATCGATTCTAATATTGTTGATCCAAATTCTTCTAGCTTTTGTTTAGTTTCTTTAGCTAGTTCTATTTTATCTTTACCAATACCTAAAAGCGATTCAAAAAATTCTTGCCCTGATGAACCTGCTTTTTGTTTAGCAAGTTTCAATCCGTCTGACGCATCGTTATATAATTCTCTAAAAGTTTTAAAACGTCTTTCAGGAGCTTCCCCCGCAGCGCCTAAATCTTCTACTACGGTAAATGCATCAAGAATAGCTGTTTTAAAAGCTTTTATTGCGTCTTCTGCTGGTTTAGTATCTATAAATTTACTGCCAATTCTAATTGCCTGAACATCTTCATAATAGTCTGTATTTTCATTTAGCCAATCTCTTAAAGATTCAAAAGATTCTATAACGTTATTTTTTAATTGTCTAAATACGGCTATAGTTTGAGTTCTAAAATTGTATAAATAAGTTTGAACCTTATCTATCATTAAAAAAGTTTTACTTCCCGCAATAGATCTGTCTTCAGCATAAATTGTGTCTGGCCAATAACTGTTTCCTACAACTTTATTGTATATTTGCCAAAATAAATCTATTACATTATTACCAAAAGTTTGTATTTTTCCCCATGCGCTCTCAAGTTTATTTGCTACTATGTCAACTTGTTCAACTATAAAAGTAACAGCTATTTCTTTTTTTCCTCCGAGACTAATTAAAGCTGAATCAAGAGTAGTGGTAATTCTTTCAGCAAGATCCTTTGCATTAAAATTAACGCTAAAAAGATCAGTTAAAAGTTTTTTAGTTAAAAATACAAAGTATTTAACATCAAGTAATAAAATGTCAAAGCCAAGAGAAAAACTTGCAACAAATTTTCCTACATTTTGACCTACATACTGAACAACACCGTTAAGGAACATTAATTTAGCTGCAGCAGATTCTGAAAACCCAAAGGCTTTATCTACTTCACCTAGTGCTATTGTTAAGTTGTTCTTAAGAACTGTTCCAAGTTGAGACACGGTAGCATCTAAGGTATTAAATTCAATATCTAATTTTTCAGCTTCTTGTATAATAGCATTAAATACGGTAGTTGTATCAAGTTGACCGTCTTTAGCAAGCTCCCTTAGTTTGCCAAAAGGAACCCCCATACCGTCTGCAATAGCTCTTGCGAGTCTTGGTATACCCTCAAGAACCGAATTAAGTTCTTCGCCTCTTAGCTCACCTGAAGCAAGACCTTGACCAAGCTGCATAATAGATGCAGAGGCAGTTTCAGCAGTAGCACCTGATATAATAGCCGCTTGTTGTACAGCTTCTGTTGCTACTTGGAGACCTTTAGCACTTACGCCAGTCCCTTCAAGAGCAAGACCAAACCTGTTAAAAGTAGTTGCAGCTGTACTAATTGGAACGCGAGAACGATTAGCTATTTCAACTACTTTATTTACCGCATTAGCAAGTTCTGGGCCTCTTCCAGTTACCAAGGAGATTTGATTCTCTAGGTTTTTAACGGCATCCCCTGCTCTTATTAATGACGTTGTAAGCCCTTTAGCAGCAAAAGCCCCTGTTATAGTTGCAGCCATAACTTTAAAGGCTTTGCTAACACCTCTTGCTCTTTCATCAAGATTTTGTACTGATCTTTCTAATCTACTTAACTCACGTTGTGCTGGCTTCGTATTAGCACGTACTCGAATTTCTACGCCACTCATGCGGTTCTCCTTAATAAAATTGCCCCCGTGGTCTTCATATGAAGCGCCATCAGGGGCATTTATTTAGTCAGGGGTAAGTATACCTATTTTAGTAAGCACTTGTTCTATGAAATAACGAGGTGCTTGTTTACTATGTCCATTATTTAGTATTGATATGTAATCAACAGGGTTTTCTATAGTCCCTATTTGAGAACCAAGGGGAGAAAAGGACTTAGTATTAAACCAACCTTTTCTAGCCTTACCTGTATCAACAGGTGTTACTACCCTAAGCTCATCCGTTGCTTTATCTATTTGTTCATGTATTTCCATTTTTCCAAGAAGCATTACTTCTTGTTCTATTCTATCCATCTCTTGTTTAAAGTTAACAACATCAAGAGTGATCATTTTGTTTATCCTTTAACCATGGTGGAATCCATTCAGATCCACTACTTTTAGTAGCATCTAACATCCTTTTAAGAAACTGACCTTTGGGCAACGCTTTGTCAGGTTCTGACAACGAGCCTTTCTTTACTGCTGCTAAAGTAGGAAATATACTTTCAGCAGATTCTTTAACACCAAAAGCTCTCATTATCATATAAGTTCTTTGGTCTTCTTTCCATCCTTGCGGTCTTTTAGAGAAGTAATGCATCCACTTTACATATTCCTCGTAAGGCATTTCGTTTTCAAGTTTGTAAACAGGCATACCTAACGTATAAGCAATATCGTAAAGCATCTCCTCTCTTTCAGTTAGTTTCCCTCAACAGCCCCTTGACTATTAAGACCGGAAAGCCTCATTATATTATTTGAAAGATCAGTTAATTCAGATAAAGGAAAAGTTTCAAATTCCTCATTGGAAATTTCATCGGCACCAATGACTGCCCTTTTTATTACTTCTCGAATAAGTGCCATCTCATCTGGACTTTTAGATTTAGCAAGTTTTTCAGAAGTTTTTTGTATCTCCAAAATATCTGACACAGTTAATTTTTTAACATCTACTGTGTCTCCCATGAAGTCTACTTTTTCTAGCATTACTTTATTAACTAAATGTTTCATTATATTCTACCTTACTGTCTTCCGAAAACAAATGATTGTTTTCTTTCTGAAAATCATCTAACATTTTACGAACTGAGTGTAGCACCGAAAGAGTTTCCATGATTTCTTGGCCCATTTGACTATTTTTATCAAAGTCCTTAAATCTTTCGAAACTCTTTCTAATGCTTATATCACAGCTTCGTCTCATATGTCTAAATGTAGTTCTCATTACAAAAGACTTACTAAACGGTTTTTCTGTCATATATTCTACCTAATTAAGTTTTATTTTGTGTCTGGTCCAAAGAAATCAGACTGAGTTGACAAAGTAACGGTAGCCGTTGTTTGGTCTGTCAACGATGGATTTACAAGAATAGCTTCTACTTTACCTTTAAAATAGAAAGATGTGTTCTTGTTAGCAATTGTTGCCCCAATAGAATTTGTAAGAGTAGTTGCCGCGTCACACATCATGAAACGGAAATAAACCTGTGTTCCAAGAATGTCGTGAAGTTCATCAGTACCATCTACGTTAGTCGGAATGTAGTTAATTGTAAGCTCTAAAGTTGGAGCGTCTGCTTGGCCTTGAACCTGAGAAGAGGTTTTTTGACCGTATACTGGTACGTTAACAATGTTAGCAGGAGTACCAATTGAAGGAAACTCACGAACTGATTCAATACGAAACAATTCATTTGCATCTACGTCTGTTGTAGTAGTATTAAATAATGCTTTATATCCCGCAATGTCTTCGCTTGCAGGAGTAGCATCACCTTTATAGTAGTCCATGTATGTAAAAATACCTGAACCAAGTGCATCAATATGTGCCATGTTTAATCTCCATGTATCTTGAATGGTATAATATAGCTTGCGCTATATAATGATTTGTTTGCTGGGTCTAGCCCTTCCACATTCATATAGGATGTGCCAAGCTCTGTGCCATTAGTCAATTTTTTGCTTTGTAAAACATTATCTAGTATATCAGCTATAGCCATTAATCTAGATTGTCCTTCACCTGCTTTAACAAACATTTTTATAGCTACCATTCCTGACAAATTTTTTTCACCACCGTGAGTAAAATATTGGCTAGAATTAGGCATAACGTTTAAACGAAGATATTCGTTTTCGTCAGCTAAAGTACCTTGATAATTATCAGGGTATATATCTATGTTGTTAGAAGTCCAAGATGAATCAGCAAATACTGAGTTTATATCAGTAAGGACGTTATTAAACATTACGTAACCTCCCTGACAAGTATAGCTTCTATAGTAAATCCATTGTCAGTAAAGTCAATTATATTAAACGTTTTAGAATCAAACGTTAAAGTATCATACACTGACATATCTACCCCCGTCTTCATTATTGCCGTTGTAGTAAAGGCATCTCCTGAAGGCTTTTGGGTAGATTGCACAATAACATCTACATTTTGAGAACTACTAGAACTTACAGTACTTCCTGTGCTAAAATCAAAGCTAGTAACTGCTTTACTAGAAAGTGTTGCAGTTTTGACTAAGTCGCCAGCCGATTTAAAGGCTCTGTTTACAGCCGCCGTTACTCTGGCAGATAATGACATTAGTTGGCCCTCCACCATGTAGCACCAGTCATTCCAGTATGTCCTCTTCGTATAAGATGACGTATAGGTCTAAGTACTCGCGCTGGTAGTATAGAAGTTTTTCCTGTGTCATTATTGCTGTCAGATAAACTAACTGAACCCACAGAGATACTCTCGAAAGTTTGTACTTTTTCTTGAAGCAAGTCTTCGTTATCAAGTAAATGCAACGCTTGCTCATACACTGCAGTTTTTACTGCACTAGGTGTTTCAGATTCAGTAAATTTAGTTTCGAGACCTAATCGGGGGTCGTAATGCGTAGTATTTTTTCTTGGCCACGCAAGAGCTTGGGAAGAACTAACAGCGTTTCCAATCCAAGGATGATTATCTATTATTTGGGTTGCAGTTACTAAAGCATCTTCTTTAAGTGCTGTAGCAGCATTTGCCCAATTAGCGTTATCTATCCTTGTGTCGAAGTAAGTGTCTGCATCTGCAACAGATGCGTAACTATTGGTTCCAACAGATAAAGCCATTAGTTCCTCCTAATGAATTAAGAGTGGAAGATAGGTAGAATACCCAAGTTAAGAGCATTAAACTTACGGGTATATGATGCAGCAGCACCAAGCGTAGCGTTAGTTGCAAATGCGTTAGTAGCACCTGACCAGTCATAACCCATTGGGTGCATGATGAAGCCATAGCGATACCATACGTTTGTAGAACCACCACCAGTGTAAGCAGCTGCGTCACGATCAACTTCAACAGGCATTGGTACTGGAACAGGAGCAAACGTAATTGATCCTGGTTTACATACAAATGTACATTTATCTGATTGAGCGTTAAGATCCCCAGATGCAAAGCCAGAAGCCATTTGGTTAGCACGAGTCATTACCAAGCGGAATTTACCGGCAAAGATTGTGTTAAACTGAAGGTTTCCGTCTGTTACTACGGTTTCGTCTACAAGGTTTGCAGCACGCATTTCTGCCATTACTTCTGGTGAAGTAACGAGATACATAAAGTCTGGTTCGTGATCTTTAAATGCAGCACCTACTGCTTTAAACAAACGTTGACCACGGGCAGCACCTGTTGAGGATGAATCAAACAAAGCACGTTCATCTGAAGAACCAGTTGCAGCTGCTCCAAAAAGACCCAATGCGTTAATATCCACAAACATACCTGTAGCGGCTGTATCTGCGTCTGTGTCATAAGCAATAATACCACCATTACCTGATCCACCAAGGTCTCCGCGAGTAACTTCGCTAAGAGCAATACCTTTAAGGACTGACATAAGGGCTTCGCCTTCATCGTCTGCACGAACTTGTGCAAAGTCACGGGCAATTTTTGCAAGACCGTCTTGTTGTGAGATTACTTCTTGCATGTTAACTTGTTGTGCACCAAAGGTACGAACTGTTTTGACATAGTTTGCCAAATCAGTTGAGATGTCTGTATATGTACCATCTGTTGCACTTGAAAGTGATGCAACGTTAATGTTTGCAGACAGTGGCTTGTAGTAACGGAATTGACCAACAAAAGATTCGCCGCTCGCGTTAATGTCGTCACGCTGTCCTACAATATCTGTTGAGTTCAACTTTTTAGAAGTTGTATACGCCTCGTCAGCATAAGCAGAAATAGCAAGAGCCACATTTTGAAAGTCTGTATTTGTAATAGGCATTTCTATCTTTCCTTATATTAATAATTGAACGAACCCAACTGTCCTCTCGCAGCCATAGCCAAAACCTCATCCGTAGTCATTTGTGAAATAGATTTCTTTTCGGTGGTGTTAGGCGCTCCTGTTGGAGAAACTGCTCCGGTACCTGAGTTAGGTTTCACTTTAAATAAAAAATTATTTTCTTCATTTTTAGAGTAAGATGCAATATAATCCTGTATACTAATTCCAGATTTGTGAACCCAAGAACCATCTTCGTTCCTAGTAAGCTCATCAACAATATCACGATAAGCTAATTGTCGAGAACGATCATTTCTAAAATCCAAAGATGATAAAGCAGAATTTACTATATTATCACGATTTAGACGAGTGTTTTCTTCTTCATAAACCTTAAGTTTAGCGTCAGCTTCTGCTAGCTTTATCTCAAGTGCTTCTTGAATTTTACCTTCTTCTTCTAACCGTTTTAATTTTTCTTGCTTTTGTTGTTGTTCTATTTCAGCCGCCTTTTTAAGAGCAATATCTCTTTCTTTAACCATGCGATCCATGTTAGATTTCATTTGAGCAAGTCGCTCTTGAACGGCAGCTTCGATTGGGTCTATTTCAGTTTTAGTTTCTTCTTGTGATACTTTAAGTTCTTGCTCAATATCTTCTTGAGCAGTTGTGTCTATTGTATCTATTTCTTCAGTTATTACATTGTCTTGACTCATTATATTTCCTTTCAAGCACAGCTTGTTTTATTGTTAAATCACAGATTTATTTATTTGAAGGTCCACAGCCTATTACAAATATCTATGGTCCAATTCCATACCACTCTTTAAAGTCAGTATCGGGTTCGAGTATTTCTTTCCTCGTTATTTTATTAGGAGGGTCGATTAACCCTAATTCTTTTGCTTCTTTAAGAAGCTCGTTATAACTTTTTCTTGAAAGTCCTTGCTTACGCATCTCTTTCAAAGTTTTTCTTATTGTATCACCCTCTAGAGCATCTGCATAGATGGTTCTTAAGGCTCTTTTTGCTTTTTCTACATCTCCAATGTTAGTAAAGAAAGCGTCATGGATTGTTCCAGTAGGTATATTATTTTTCCTACCCCATAAATGAAATTTCCGAACTAAAACGGCATCATTACTATGGTTTCCATTAACTCCGAGTCCGATTCTAGCATCAGTTATGGAACCTTTACCTAAAAGTCTTCCATCTTCTGCCGATGTCTCGTAGATATTTTTCACAAGTCTACCTGACACTGGATCTCTAAATTCTATTCGCTCTTGTATTTGAGGTCTGTATCTTTGAGTCATTATCTTTCCGTCGAAAGTAACCCAAGGAATGTCAACCTTTTCAGTTTCAGTAACATACCGAACCGATACTTTTTTCCAATAGTTTATAAAGTTGTCCGTGACTGGCGCTCTCTTAGACATGTTTTTACTCATTATCCTTGAGATTTCTGAAAAATCTTTAGGGCCAATAAGACCCTGTCTTTTATTAGTTAAGGTATTAACAAAATCACCAACGTCAGGATGTATATCTTGCGCGTCTTTAAGCAAGTTTCTTCCGACTGGTTGATTATTATTTATTACCTCAATTAATTCCTTTCTAAAGCTAGTGAGTTGTGCGACTACTGCATCAGCACCTTCTCTTTGAGCTATTTTTATTCGTCCATCTACTAACCTTAAGTTAGCATTTAAATTCTCTTTTGTTATTACCAAGAAGTTTTTATCTTCTAGAACTTCTCTAAGACCTTTAGTAACTCTCATTGTTTTTGTTGCTGCGCCTGCACCATAAAAACCAACCATGTTTTGACCTTTAGCAGCATTAG